TTTAGAATTAAATACTACTTTAAATGGTGACATTACTGCTAGTGTAGCTACTATTACTTTAACAGATGCTTCTAATTTTCCAACGAGCGGCTACATTGTTATTAGAAAAGTTTTGACTTCGGATGATACCAGTGATCCCTTATTAATTGGAACTTTAGCTAATGAAACCATTCAGTATACTGGTAAATCTAGTAATGATTTAACAGGATGCACACGAGGAACGGCTGCTCCTTACAGAGGAGAAACTCCATCTAATACTACGGCTCGAACTCATAGTAGTGGAGCTAAGGTTTTTGGATCTCATAAAATTGTTTCAAGAGTTTCTACAACAATTAAACAAGCTGGAGTACCCTCTACAGTCACTCAATACAACAGCTTTACGTTGACTTTGCCTTCAGCAGCATCTACAACTGAAACAGGAGGAGGATTAGACTGTGTTATAGGACCAGTTAATCAAAGAAGAGCATAATGATTACATTTATAAAAAAAATATTTAAAAAACTTTTTGGTAAAAAAGAAGAAGTGGTAGTAGAATCTGCTCCTTCACCAAAGCCAGAACATTGTAACACTCATAATAGATATAAAAAAAGCTGTCCTGCTTGTAGAGAGGTAATAGCATAATGTCTGGATATAGTTATACTGATTTAGTTACCCATATTAGAAATTACACAGAAACAGACTCTAATGTTTTAACCACGGCAGTTTTAGAAAGCATTATTCTTAATGCTCAACAACGTATTTTTTTAGACCTTCCTATGGACTCTGATAGACAAATGGCTACCGGCACGTTGGTTACAGATGATAATACTATCAATGTCCAAGCAGGAGCTGTTTTTGTAAGAGGGGTAGAGGTATTTGAATCTACAACTGCTCTTACAGGGGTTTCTCATTTTTTACAGAAAAAAGATGTTACTTACCTAAGAGAATATATATCAAAATTAACAGGGCCTGAAGGAGGCCAACCAGCTCAAGATGTAACCGGTTTTCCTAAATATTATGCGATGTTTGGAGGAGCTACTGGATTAGGAGCCACAACATCAGGAGGATTGCTTATAGCCCCTACCCCAGATGCGGCCTACAATTTTAGATTATATTATAATAAGATGCCAGCAACTTTGGAATCTAGTTCAAATGAGACTAATTATGTAAGTTTAAATTTTCCTCAAGGACTTTTATACGCCTGTCTAGCAGAGGCTTATGGGTATTTAAAAGGCCCAATGGATATGTTGACACTTTATGAAAACAAGTATAAAACGGAAGTACAGAAGTTTGCAGGAATACAACTTGGTAGACGAAGAAGAGATGACTACACAGATGGTACTGTTAGGATTCCAATAAAATCTCCGTCTCCCTAAAAGAGGATTAAATTATGGCAATAACATCGGCAATATGTAATAGTTTCAAAACTGAACTTTTAACAGGAACACACAATTTTACTGCATCGTCAGGTAATACTTTTAAGCTGGCTTTATATTCCAGTAACTCAGCAACTTTAAGTAAATCAACAACTGCATGGGCGGCGGCATCTGATCCCACAGCAGATCCAACGAATACTTATGAAGTTACAACAACAAGTTCAGGATACACAAGCGGAGGAAATTCTTTAACAAGTACAACTCCAGCTTTATCCGGCGATACTGCATGTTGCTTATTCGCAAGTACCAGCTGGGGATCCACTGCATCTTTCACAGCAAGAGGTTGTTTAATTTACAATTCAAGTGCATCTAACAAAGCTGTATGTGTAGTTAATTTTGGTTCTGACAAAACTGTCACAACTGGAACTTTCACAGTAGAGTTTCCAGCTCAAACTGCAGGTAACGCCATCATACAGATAGCATAAGGAGGACATCCTTATGTCAACAGTCACATCAGGATGGGGACGCTTAACCTGGGGTCGAGCTAACTGGAATGAATCAACAACATACGCTACAGGATGGGGTGCCCAATCATGGAATGACGGTGAATGGGGCGATCTTTCTGATTCAACTGTATCACTTACAGGTCAATCGGCTACATCAGCCGTAGGAGTACTTACCGCTTATCAACAACCTGGTTGGGGAACTTTAACTTGGGGAATTAATGGTTGGGGTTCTGTTGAAGAAGCTAGCTTTACCTTAACTGGTTTATCCGCTACATCAACGGTTGGAAGTTTCACACTTCCAGATCAATTGATGGGGCTTACAGGTCTAGAAGCTGAAACAGACCTTGGTTCATTAACCACAAAATCTGACACTACATTTACACTAGTTGGTCGACAACTTATATCATCTTATGGTTTACTATCCGTTGATGATCATTCAGTAGGTCTAGCCGGTCAATCAGCAACCACAACTTTAGGAACTCCTACCACTACTCAATTAAGTGTGGCGAGTTTAGCGGGTTTAGGATTAGAGGCTGAAACAGATGTAGGATCAGTAACTATTACCTCTAATCCTACACTGACTTTATCAGGTCAATCTGCTTCAACAGCTTTGGGTACCCTTACATCTTCCCCAGAAACTAAGGCTAATTTAGCCGGATTAGGATTATCAGCTACTTCAGCTGTAGGAAGTCTCACTACTACTCAGGTAACTATTGCTAGTTTAGCTGGGCTAGGATTGTCCATGACGGCTACGGTAGGAGCAGCATTCCCAGTAGGATATGCAGTGGAATCTTTAACAGGAAATACGAGCTATACGGGTGTTGACATTACAGGAAACACATCGTATACAATTGATACACACGTTCCAAATTAGGAGAATTAAAATATGGCGTCATCATATAACAGTTTAGGAATCCAGTTAATGGCTACTGGCGAGAAAGCCGGTACATGGGGTACACTAACTAACGAGAATTTAAATTTTTTCAGAGATGTTTTTGGTTGGATAACTATCGCAATGACTGCGGATAGAACTTTAACGATCCCTGATGCCTCTACCGGTACTTATGATGGTAGAGCTTTTATTATACAACTTACTGGATCAACTGGTGGAAACAGAGTACTAGATATTGCTGATGAAGCAGGATCTGGATCTTCTCCTGGTGGAACTGCTGATATTTTAAAACCATTCTTAATTATAGACAGTACGACTCGAGGTGCGACGGACACCATTACTTTTAAAGTAACAGGAGCAACAGGAATACTAATTCCTAAATATGGTAATATTTTCTGCTATCATGATGGAACTGATATTCGTAGTTCTGGAATGATAAGTACTAGAGGATCTGCTGGAACACGGGCAGCTCAGGCTGCATATACATTACCGGCAGCCGATGGGACTAATGGCCAAGCTTTAATTACTGATGGTTCAGGCTCAGTGAGTTTTGGAAGTGCTGGCGTAACAACAGGAAAAGCTATTGCAATGGCAATGATTTTCGGATAAAAACAAACAAAGGAATTAAAATATGGCGAATCCAAATATAGTATCAGTATCAAGTATCTACGGTGGTAATTACGGTTGGAATTTATCTAACACTTTAACTGCTACATTACTTACAGTAGATGCAGAAAAATTATTAAAAATTAACAGAATCGTATGTGCTAACGTTGATGGTTCTGCAGCAGCGGATCTCAATTTATATGTTGATGGTATTGGAACTGCTGCCGCAAATGGATTAACCCCAACAGGAGCAGATGCTACTGTTTATTTAGCAAAAACAATTTCAGTCCCTGCAGATTCTTCACTTGTGGTATCGGACACTCCCATCTATTTAATGGAAGGCGATATCTTAAAAGGTGGAGCAAGTGCAACAGGGGATCTCGATCTATTCATATCGTATGAAGTACTAGACGACGCGTAGGAGGTAATCTAAACCATGGCTAATGGCGGAATTATCGGACCTAACAACCCAGTCGGTAAAATAGTTAAACCCAAAATTTCAGTCTTCTCGGCATCGGGAACACTTACAACAGACGCATGTACAGCAAATGTTGATGTTGTTGTAGTTGCTGGTGGTGGCGGAGGTGGAGCTGGCGGTGTTGGTGGTGGCGGCGGAGCTGGTGGAATTAGAGCTTTAACCTGTCAATCGGTTTGTGGTTCAACAGATTATACAATCACTGTAGGTGCAGGGGGAATAGGTGGTCCTTATCCTGGTGGTTCTTCAACAAAAGGTGGCGATTCAAGTATAGCTTTATCAAGTACAATCGAAGCCGAAGGTGGTGGCCTTGGTGGAAATGAAAGTGGAGCCGGTGGTCCAGGAGGATCAGGTGGCGGAAACGCTGGTAATGGTGCTCCCGGAACTGGAGGAACAGGAAATACTCCTCCTACAAGTCCTGCGCAAGGTTTTAATGGCGGAGGAAATTGTGGATCCAGTGCTCCCACACGAGCAGCTGGTGGTGGGGGTTGGACAGCAGTAGGTGGATGTTCTTCACCAAGTTTAACGGGTGTTGGCGGAGCCGGTGGTTCAATTACTTCAACAGTAGATATTACAAGTTATGGTGGTGCCGATGGAGCTTTCGACGGAAACGTTGGAGGTGGTGGCGGCGGAGGAGTAGCTAACCCTGGTGGTGGCCCTCCTTTTGCAATTCCAGGCGGAGCTGGTGGTTCAGGTGGTGGTGGAACAGGTGGTGTGGG